ATGAAAATCAAAGTTGCATACATTCATCCACCAGAAGGTTGGAAGTATGGTTTCCCGAAGCCAGTTCCAAATCCTCGACCAGAAAACATATTGGAGTGGTTGGTCGATAATGGATACCCGCAAAAAATAATCGACAAATACGGGGAACATTTACCATGCTCCCATTGGGAAAGGGAAGAAGAATCGAATGAAAATACTACGAACTGACGAAATACCCCATATTACAGAGGGTTATATATCAATAAATGGCACACCTTTGTATGCTGGTATGAGAATGAATAAACTGCATATATGGTTCTCGCACGCTCTAGAAGCCGAAGATGCAGCTGTTTTCAATTTGGCTTACGTAGAAACAAACGAAGATTTTCCTGCGGGTGCGAGTTACCTTTTTACCACAGTTGGTGAAGATAGCTACGTATACCACGTTGTGAAGTTAAATATAACTAATTGACTTCGCATCAGGTGATATTGGAGAAAGATAATGGTCAAAGAAATGGATATCACGGAGAAATTGCTTTCTTACGCACAAAACCAAGAAATGATAGACCAATATTATACAGAACATGGTCATGATCTTCTTGCAGCTCGCGCCGAAATTTTAAAGCTGCGTAATATGGTAGATGAATTGGCTTGGCCACCAGGTTGGATGGATGAGCAAATTCCTGGTGTTTATATTGCACAAGGTGAACATTCTAAACGGAAGAAAAAAAATGTTTGACGATTTCGTAAAGCAGCTGCGCGCCTACACTTGCGATTGTTTTAGTGGCAATCCGAAGCATCTGACGTGGGAAGCAGCCGACCGCATCGAAGAACTGGAAACGGCGCTGCGGTATTACGCAAAGGGGTATGAAAATCCTTTTGGTGATGATGACAGTTTAATCGCTCGCAAAGCACTGGAGGGGAGGATAAATGATGAGAATCTTAGATAAAACTGTTCAGATGAATGAAGATTTTAAGCCTGTGATGTTGATCACGTTGGAGCTACCACTTATGCTGGAATACTTCAGTTTGCAAGATGGTGATTTTCTAGCTGAGTTCAATGAAGCCAATAAGACGTATGATAATCAGCAAAAGGTAGAGGTTAAGTAATGCTATATGTTTTGATTGTTATATCAGCGATTAATGGTGGGCAGACAGTAGCCACTCAAGAGTTTACCTCTGAAAAGAACTGTATGGTTGCTTTGGACGCCATTAAAGCTAATAGTAGATGGGCAACAGTCGCCCTTGCAAGTTGCGTGCAAAAGTGATGACTACCATTATTAAAACAACATTCACAGGACTTGCTATAATCTTTGCTGTCATAGCGACACTTTCTATTCTAATATTAATCTTTAGCCCAGTTGTGTTGGATTATTTGGTTGCGATATCCATGCTGCTTATGGTATCATGGTATTTGGGTTTGATTATTAGGGGATAAATGATGACTCGATATTCATTAGTGCGTGACAGTGACGGTGTTGGTGACTCTGGTCCCATGTGCGAAATCCTTGATGAAGAAAGCTATAAGCCAATTCCTGATGTGACGTATCCTCGTGTTGGCTGTGGTGTTCGTGTCGGTTCGATATATGCTCGATCATATTCATCTCAAGATTGGTGGCAGACTTCACCTGTCACAGAAATTCTTCAAGAAACAATCGATGATGAAGGTTATTGGACTGTGAAGTTCAAGACCAGAAGCTCGACGTATACATGGAAAGAGTTTGCGTGATGAACAGACGTAGTGCGCTTGGATTTCTTGGTATCGGTGCAGTTACTGGTCCCGCTATTGCTCAAGAAGCGGTAAACAAATACGGTCATTCTTCTAATCCTTTTCCGTCTCTCGATAATAACGTCATTGGCTTTACTCATATAAACAAAGATCACGATTATATGAAAGAATGCCAAGAAAAACTATCATTTATCACTAATGATCCTGCTAAGTGGATTGCTGATAGAATGGTAGAAGAACTTAGAGACTATCATATGGGATACAGCGGTATTCATTATAACAGTATCGATCCAGATATTCGCAATATGAAGTCTTTTACCGAATCAGCTAAGATGCGTATGTATCTTGAACGACGTGTCAAGCGCCAGTATGAATCACAAAAGATTTCGTTAATGAATCAACTTGCAGGATATATGGGAGTAAAGTGATGAAAAAAACAGCACTAACGTATGCTACAGAAAATATAGAATGGTATAAGAGACATAGTGTTATGAATCCTTATAACAAAAGCACAGGTGTCTATTCATTAGAAGAAGTGGATAAATGGAATGATTCACTAAGGGATTTGAAGATCATAACATATCTTGAAACGATTTTGGAACGACTTCCATATGAAATGAAAGAGAGTTGAGTAATGCAAAATAGTTTGATCGCGGATATGAGAGCTGTTACGTTTTGGGATTATGTTACGCCCGAATGGGATGGCATCACATTACCGAAGCCAAAGCCAGAACTCGCACCCATTCGTTACGAGATTCAGGTGCAGCGAGTGATCGTCGGAGAAAATGGTGAACCAACTATTAGTGATTGGATGCCAATCCCTTCATTTGATGCACAAGTAGCAATTACAGCAGCACAGCCAAATAAAGGCTTTGACATTAACGCCAAATAAGCTATAATAAATACTGTGCTTAGGTCGTTGAGGCGTAAGAAATAAGCGGTTCGGACGCGGGGGCAGTACCCGCCGCCTCCACCATAGATACATCGGCTTGAATGTGCATCAAGTATTATGCAGACATAATGCACTCAATGATCTGCAAACGGTGTATCTTTGATGGGGGCGAAATTAGGATCGACGGACGCAGTAAAGTTGCGAAGAGACCAAAAGCAAATCGTAAGTGCAGCGAATGACAATGCACCTCGTTTCGCTCTAGCAGCGTGACATGAGCTTCGGGGATGAGCTTGGAAACAGAATCATCCCCATCCTTTTCTGGTCTCTTAGCTCAGTTGGATAGAGCACAGTACTTCTAATTCTGGGGTCGATGGTTCGAGTCCATCAGAGATCGCCATTTTGAACGGAGAGTATAACATGAAGAAGATCGTAGCAGTTTCCCTATTAGCAGTTGGTTTGGCTGGTTGTTCTGCAACGACCACTACCGTTTATACCCGACCAGTTCCCGCAGCTGTCGTACAGTATCCGCTTCCTTCTGCGTATCCTGGTAATGCATATCGCTACCGTTATCGCAATCATTGCTATTCGGTTTGGGACCGTACACCATATGGTCTTCGTGAGCGCAGGGTTTGTCGTTGATGGTATTGTTCGACAGCCATAAATTTATGAACGAGATCGAGTATCTCTGCGCCAATTGTGGCATCGAGTATATTGATGCCGTAGTTCATTGGTGTGAGAAAAACAAGATTGAAATCGAATACGTAGCTTCTTTCATTAAGAAAGATCCAGTGTTTAAATCCAAGCTGCAGGAAGAAGCAGAGAACCTAAATATTCTAAAGCGAGGGGCGCGTTTGCCTCTTTGACTCCAACGAGGAGGCGCTTATGTATATCAAGACCAAAGGCAGACCGAGTAAGTTACCTCCTACATTATGTAAAGAAGCAGCTCGCTGGTATGGACGCAAGCTGCTTGGTGAAAGATCTTATCATAACATAGAATTAATTTTAGATTTTAAGGATCCAGATGTTGGGCACGACCTCTATGGGTTTTGTCTCTATCACCCAGATGAGGGTCCGCTAAAGAAGTTTACCATCTCTCTAAATCCAAATCTTAGTAAGAAAGCATGTCTTACTGCGCTCGCCCATGAGATGGTACATTTAAAACAATACGCAAAGGGTGAGCTAAAGGATTATGCTCGAGTCAAGAGCATAAAGTGGAAGGGTCAAGTATATGATGAAGACAGAATTGACTATTGGGACCATCCATGGGAAATAGAAGCGTATGGAAGAGAACGTGGGCTGTACGTTCGGTTCTTAGAACACAAGAAAACAAAAAACAGCCATTGACTTATACCGTTGATACGGGTATACTAAATACAGTTGGACGTTACACTGTCCAACAATACGATCAATACAAACAATACGGAGAATATGAATGGTAGACTTTGCAAAACTCAAGCAGATGCGTGGCAACAAGTCACTCGAAGCTCTCACTGCCGAACTGAATAAGTTCAACACTCAGGGCGAATCATCTAAGAAAGACGACCGCTTCTGGTATCCTAACGTAGATAAGGCTGGCAATGGCTATGCCGTTATCCGTTTCCTCCCCGCTCCAGGTAACGAAGATGTTCCGTTCATTCGCATGTTCGAACATGGCTTCAAAGGTCCGACTGGTTCTTGGTACATCGAGAACTCGCTGACCACTATCGGCAAGACCGATCCTGTTGGTGAATATAACACCATGCTTTGGAACTCTGGTCTTGACTCCGACAAGGAAATTGCTCGCAAGCAGAAGCGCAAGCTCCACTTCGTCAGCAATATCTACGTCGTTACTGATCAGCAAAATCCTGAGAACGAGGGTAAGGTATTCCTGTTCAAGTATGGCAAGAAGGTTTTCGATAAGCTCAATGAAGCTATGAATCCTCAGTTTGCTGACGAGGATGCGATGAATCCGTTTGACTTGTGGACTGGTGCTAACTTCAAGCTCAAGATCCGTAACGTCGAGGGCTATCGTAATTACGACAAGTCAGAGTTTTCTGCAGCTGGTCCGCTGGCTGATGATGACGCAGAACTCGAGCGTATTTGGAAGAGCGAGCATTCGCTGCAGGAATTCCTTGCGCCTAGCAACTTCAAGTCTTATGATGAGTTGAAGGCAAAGCTCTACAAGGTGCTTGGTCTTGATGACTCAGGTAAGGCAACTCCTGCCACCTCGCGCGCTACGGCTGCTAAGGTAATGGAAGAAACTGATGAGAATCTTCCATGGAAGGAAGAAGCTCCTGCTCCGAAGTTTAAGGCTAAGGAAGCACCAGCTCAGAGATATGATGAAGATGAAGACGATGAAAGTTTGGCATTCTTCAACAAGTTGGTGAACAACTAAGGAAATTGGGGAGCTTCGGCTCCCCTTTTTTATGCACCAAATCCGAAGATGCTCTGCAATCTTAAATCGTCAAGCATAGCACCTGGAACTTCATTAGTTGAAGACTCTGGCTGTCTAGATTTCACTTGTTCTGGCATTTGAGAACTATCACTATATGGGCTGACAGCTGATTTTGCAATTGCGTCTCTCATTTGCTGCTCTGCTAAAGTAGAAGCACTCATTAATTGTTCGCCGCTTCTTACTTGATTTAAACTCGCGCCACCAGCACCAAATCCCATATCTGCACTCGATGCAGCATCTGGCGCTCTTTGTAGTCTGTATGCTTCTGACCACTTTTTAGCATCAAATCCAGAACCACCGACCAGTTCGGCGTCCATTGGTGCGCCTGGAGATGCTTTGTCGCCTTCTGCAGCATCAGCTCTTCTTTCTGATAACGCTGTAAGATCTCTTCCACGTAATGCATTTCTTATAGTCATTGCAGCTCCAGATCCTTCTTGCCTCATTTGAGCAAGAGATTTACCTTGAGCTGCACCTTTTTCTAATTCTGCATCTTGTACTAGTTTTGCTCTTTCTCCAGCTGCACTTATTCTTTCAGCATCATCTCTAGATTCTTCTTCAGCGGCTCTTCTGATTCTTTCGGCTTCTAAATCTTTTTCTCGTTGCTGCGCGTGTGTAAGAATTTTGCCTGGCACACCTTCATATCCAGGTGCGCCTTCTTTAACAGCTGCTTCTTGACTTGCTATTCTTTTTCTGTATTCTGCGTCTGATTCTCCATACATCGATGCAGAACCAAGATCAGCTGCCTTTTTGGGTGGAGCTTTCTTACCACCTTTACCACCTGGAGCTGCAGCAGCACCAGCTGTTTTTTTAGCATCAAGTTCTCTTTGAGCTTTGTCAGCGCGAATAAACAATTCTGGACGACCACCACCTTCGTCAAGCATAGAACGATTATATTCTTCCCAAAGACCACGAACACGAGCTTCATCAGCACCGAAATTTGGTCCAGCTGGTTTTGCAGCTGCTGGTTTCTTTACAGGCGAACCACCAAGTTTTTGTTCTGCGAATTCTTTGCTTTTCCCCATGTTTTGAAATAAAGCAGCAGACGCTGGCGACATAGTTTCTTTTACAGTGCCAGCTGCCATAGCTCCACCACCAGCAATATCCATACCACCAGAAAGATCAGCCATAGGCTCTCTGTCTTTTTTTGGTGCAGCTGGAACAGCAGCTGCTGTAGAAGTTCCTGCGCTAGTAGTGCTACCCATAGCATCTGTTGGAGGCATAAATCCTTCCATTGTACTGCCAGCACCACCAGCACCTCCAGCAGCAGGAGCACCTCCAGTAGCAGTAGCAACAGGAGCAGCACTAGGGGTTGTACCAGTGCCAGTTCCACCAGGAGTTGCACCAGCTGGGGCAGCACCAGTGCCAGTTCCACCAGGAGTTGCACCAGCTGGAGCAGCACCAGTACTACTCATTGAACCACTAATAGCTCCAGAAATAGAACCAACCATATCAAATTTGATATTGTCTGCTTTGAAAACGATTTCTCTAGAACTGAAATTAATTACTTCTTTTACGGCGGATTCAGCTTCTTTTTTCTCTTTTTCTTTTTCTTCTTCTTTTTTTGCTAGCTCTGCCATCTTTTCTGATTTTTGTTTATCGTCATCACCAAAAAATCTATCATACAGCCATCTACCTGCGCTTTCACCAGCAAAACCGCCACCAATACCACCAGCTACTGTTCCCACAGGTCCAGCCAAAGATCCTAATGCACCACCACCCAAACCACCAATAAAAGCGCCACCACCAACGAGTAATGACTTTGCTACGTTTCCTGTTTCAGCATATTCCATACCACCAGAAAGAACACCACCAATTGCTGGTAATCTACCACCAACACCCCTAGCCAATTTTTGTGATGCAGCGACTGATGCAGCTGCAGCTGATGGTCTGGTAGATTTAGCAAGAGCTGCAGCGCCAGCGGCTCCAGCGGCTGCAGCGCCAGCTGCACCTAATCCTCCAGCAACTCCTGCGCCCGCGAGTGCTCCAGTTAGCGCGTTGCCAATAGCTTTTTCGAATGAACCAGGAAGTTTATCAAGTATTTTACCAAGAGTCATATTACTTTGAACAAGTATAACGCCGATATTACCGAGCGTTTCTCTTGTCATTGATAAATCATATTGAATGTCTTTTAATATTTCTTTTTGATCTACAAAATCACTTTGCAAATCTCTCATAGCTCTTATTTGATCGTTACCAGCATCACCTGGAGGTGATGATTTTGGTGATGCTTTTGCGCCAGAAACACCTGCTGCAAAACCAGCAGCAGCTGTGCGACCGATAGCTC